ATCTACGATACCTGAACCTATGCTACGAATTTGGCTCTCTGCGGCTGTCTTGCTGCCTGATAGTGCATCGAGCGCCGCCTTATAACCAAATTCGTTGAGGGTTCCGCGCTTGCTGGCATTCTGTAGTTGCGACGATAGCGGGTCGAATTGCGAGCCGAGGATTTCACCTACATATGGGTCGATATTGCTGTAATTGATGGCGGTGTCGGCATATGTCGAAGGTAGCAGCGACGTAAGGGAGTTGTCGGCGCGTGTTCTGGCACCTGTCGATATATTGTTTAGGATAGATTGACCTAGCGTTGGCGAGAATGCTGCCATTGGATTTGGGTCGAGGTCTTGCACACCTTGGCGAGCGGTATTCAGCGCCGGTATAATGTCCGACTGCATATACTTATTGGGATCGAGACCTTGTTGTCTAAAATAATTAGTGATATTACTCTGGCCCGTATCGTAGGCACTTTGTAGACGTGTATCGAATGTTGATTTAGCCGATGCCTTGTCTGCTGCGGCTTGAGCTACTGCGGTGTCACTCGTGGCTTTCTCGCCAGCTTGACGTTGCTCTATCTCAGCGTTCAACTGATCTTGTGCATTGGTATAGTCTATTTGCCCGGTGTTGTAGTTCATCGTGCCACCGGGTTGCTGGATGAACGTCTTACCGCTCACTGGATCAGTAAGCACAATTGGCGGTATTACTTGTGGCGCTGCACCGCCACCTCCGCCACCCTTACCGCCACCACGTAATCCAGCAAACTCTAAGTGCGAAATAGCGCCCGGTGTCAACATTACACAACGCCCCCAGGTCGAGAATACTTATATATTACGCCAAACCGCTCAAATCCTAGTCGTCGGTATAGTGCATCTACGCCGACTGAGTTTATGCTAGCAACGTCGCCAGTCTGCACATGTGTTACGTTATGCACGTCATATGCCCACTTGATGAATGCTCGCACCAACATGCTAGCGAGTTTGGCTCGCGACGGTGTTCCTTCACGCACAAACAATGCATACTCGTTAGCTAGTAGACGTGGACTGAAAAAGAATGAGTCCACTTGACCTATCATCACGCCGCAATACGTCTCGCTATCATCCATTGCCATATATTTGAACCATGTTGGTGCGGCTATCATATGCAACGTGGATCGCTTTATATGCTCATAGTCGAACGGTATATCGCGGAATGAGCCGAGAGTGTGCAGTTCTTTAGCCAGTGCTATAGCGTATCCCATATTGGCGTGGTCAATTGGCACTATTCTAGACATTCATTTAAGTTGTCGTTCTACGGTAATCATGCGAGCTTCGATTGCTTCCATACGTTCAGTTAATGGCACTACTTCCGCTTTCGACTTGAGTATTTCAGCATCTACATAACCTTTCGGCGCCGCGTGATTTGGGTCAGTTGGCATAACTGGCGGTAAGTCAACTGGTGTTGGTTCCGGTGGATCAGGCGGTGTTGGCGCAGGATCGGGCGTGTTACCGTCATCTAGCCATACGAGATATTCCTGGTAATCGCGGTTAGCGGGATCATCAGGTATGTGCGCGTTGTCCGCCACACGCAGGATTGTGTGTTCGTTCGCGGTGAGTTGGTATTCTGCCATGTTTACCTCAGAGGTCGGCGCTTGCAGTAAACGTGCCGATTGCGTTGCACGCACCAAGTGCAGTAGCGGTGCCAAGACAACGCACTTGATATGGGTTCAATGCGTCCATCGTTGTCCCGGTCAGGTTAGCTGGCGTTAAAGTCGGCACAACTGTCGGAGTAGCCCGCATTGGCACAGGCAACGAGATCGCTTGCGTTACGTAAGCACCAGCTTGGTTGTATGAATATAAGCTGACCGAACCATTGACATAAAACCGCTGGCACTGCGCCAACTGTTGCTGCGGCGATCCACCGTAGTCGAGCGGAGTCGCGACGGAACCAACTTCGAGTTGCACGCCCCATAGGTTAGCACTGCCCGACTGCACACCAATACCACCAGCAACGCCGTTGTTCGCATTACTTGGAGCGCATGACATGAAAAGCTGTATGCCGAGATAACTGTCGTTGTTCGATCCAAGCGTCTTACCATTGATGGATGGTAGCGAGACGGTGAATGTATAACGTGTGAAGCTGGCAGTGAGCAGCGGAGTTGCGCCTAAGTTAACGTTCACACTGGCTGATGGTGATCCACCTGTGCCGAAAGCCTGCGCCCAAGCAATACCAACTCTTGCAGAGCCCGACACATTGCGTGCCCAGAAGGATAGCGTAACCGTCTTTCCACTGGTGCGTCGGACATCTTCGATGTTCTGAAGTAGCGTTATCTGTGATGTGCTAGTTGCTGTTCCAGTAAACGTTAGTCCTAGCGTCCATCGTGCAACATCATCACCGATCTGCGTGCGATCTGCATCACTAAGTGGATAAAGCGCAGTGCTGCAAGTATCACCACCACCGATGTATTGTGTCCACCGATCGGCGGTGTAACCGCCACCTGTCCACGATCCCACACCACGTTGCTGCACGTTAAAAAGCGGGTTCATTACGAGATTGCGCCCGACGTTATTCAGCGCCGTCCCGGTCGCCGCTTGCACAAAACTCGTTGTCGCAACTGAAGTATCGTTATCTCCAACTACGGGATTTGGGGCTGTCGGATTACCGATGAAGTTAGGCGAATTTAGTGGAGCATACGCTGTGCTCGTGCCAACTGTTCCATTAATCCACTTTGCACCATCCCACGACCACACGACGCCATTGGGTCCGAGATAAGTAGTGCCGAGTGTCGGTGAGTTGGGGAAATCGAGTGCCATGTTATAGGTCCGCCGATGCGGTGTATGATGCCAGTCCGTAGAACATGCCAGTCGCTACAGAGTTGACTTGGAAGGTGAACGATCCGTTCGCGACACCAGCTGCCGTAGCACTACTACCATTGGAATAACTCTGGTTCGCGAACGCCATCGACGGCGCAGCGCGCATAGTGACAGGAAACACAGCCTCGCTAAGTGCGACTTGTGTTGCGATCGTAGCGTTACTGCTCGCAGCGGCACGTCCCACACAATAAAACCTCTGACATTGCTGCAACTGCTGCACCGGATCGGGCTTCTCCAATGGCGTTGGTTGCGTCTGACCGGGTTGCGCTATTTCAAGCTGGACGCCCCATATGTTAAAACCGCCAGTCTGCACGCCGATACTACCAGCGCGTATCGCTTGCGTTGTCCCGCTGCTGAACCACAGGTTTAGCTGCGTATTGTGATCGCCATTGGTTCCGAGCGTCTTGCCTGAGAGACTTGGTAGTGTGAAAGTGGCAGAAACACGCGCCATATTACTCGGCGCTGTAATAGCTACACCGTTGCCATTGACAGCAGCGGACGGCGATCCGCCACTGCCCATGTTCTGGTCAAGAGATACACCGATCTTTGCTGCCGAAGCATTCATCCAGAAGGAGACGATAACTGTCTTTCCCGCTAGCCTGCGCACATTCTCGATGCGTTGATACATCTGAGAAAAAGATGCCGCACCAGCGTTCCCGGTCACACTATTACCGAATACATAGTCTACTGCTTCATCTCCTATCTGAGATCGCACAGTATCGGTTGCCGTATTTATGACATATGTGCCCGTGTCTAAGCTAATCGCCACTTGCCAGCGATCACCGCAGTAAGAACCATTCGTAGTAAATGGTCCAGCACCACGTTGCGCCACATTGAACATCGAGTTGTGCAGCTTATTCCGCCCGACGTTATTTAGTGTCCCTGCAACTGCGTTATCCGTATATAACTGCGACGTGCTCTCGTTATGCGTCGTTACCCACTGCACGCTGTTGGTATCGTCATAGCGAACATACATCTGTCCACCGAGACTATCCCACCACAGAGCACCGGGAACCGCAGTCGGCGCCGTGTCACTAATTAGCGCACCACCTGGGACACCGCTCACTGCGCTATCTACATATGCCTTATTAGCAACACCAAGCGGCGTTTGTGGTGCTTGCACATTGATAATAAGATGGCTGCCCATATCGAGGCTGCCGGTCATCGCATTATTTACGTCGGTGAGAGTTAACGTAACGACGCCAGTCCGTGCATTGAATGACGCAACGCCAGACACGCTGCTGAGTATTTTGTTATCTACATATTGCCGTGTAGCAGCCTGCAAGTTGGTCGTAGGATCGGCGGCAAGTGTAATGGGACCGAACATCGTGCCGCCGGTAAACGGTAGATAGCGGTCCATATAGTTATATGTTAAATCCTGCCACCCATTAGACGTAAATTCCTGCATCCTATTCATAGATGTAGAGAAATATAGATCGCCGAGTGT